AAACCAAAACAAAAGAGGAAGCGCAGAACCAAAGCAGAGATGGAGGCCGCTCGGGCAGCATCATTACCACCAGAACCCAAGTGGTATGAGATTGGGTATAAGGGCCCAAAACCAGCCCCTGCAAAACCAAAAAAGAAACCTCGTTCATATCCCCCACCCCCACCCAGACAAAAGTTTGATACTAATTTAATTGATAAACAACTAAAATTTCCAGGCCAACATGGCGCAAAGGTTGCAATTACCAAAGAAACAAAACATGGTAAACATTTATTATCTTGGGGAATAGATGATTGGGGTATATTATACGATGCAAGATATAATGATACTGAAAAACATTGGAAATTTTATCTTGACTTATACAAAAAATCATGCGATAATGATAAAAATGTAAATACAAAAAAGGTGAAAAATAATGGTAGAACAAATGCAACAACAAAGTCCAATATCAAATCTGGACGCACCAACACTAAAGGCAATCCTACAAGAAAAAGCACAACGAGTGGTGTTCGAAAAGGCAGACGGAACTCTAAGAGTAATGCACTGCACGACAAACCCGAAGATCGTGCCGTGGCCTGATAATCCAGTAGAAGCAGAAGGCTCAGTGCAAAAAGAAAAAGATCCAAACCTTATTGTTGTTTGGGATTTAGAAAAAGAGGGATGGAGATCATTTCGATTTGAAAGACTCAGAGAATATGGAGATTTAGAATAATGGGCGGTAAGTCAACAGGAAAAAATTACACCTCTAAGGGCGAACGGCGAAGTGTATCACGGCAGAATAGAACCAAAAACCCAAAGGGTACTCTTGCACACGCAATTCGTCAAAGAGAGGCATGGCAACAAGGTAAGAATGTAGTTCTTACAATTCCAAATCCAAATACTTCAGAAACCAATAAACCTTTCATAAGGGTTAAGGCGAGTGAGGTATGGGGAGATTTTAGAAAACAAAGAAAATTTATGATGAGAGGAGAACCGGCTGTATGATAGAAGGATTTACGCCACCTTGTGTGGTATTCAGAACTAGGGTCAGGGATGAATCAATCGAAGGCCAAAACCCATATCGTTGGGAAGATGTAACAAGTGATGATCTGTTCAAAGGTAAGAGGGTAGTTTTATTCAGTTTGCCTGGCGCATTTACACCTATTTGTTCTACATATCAATTGCCTGGCTTTGAAAGTAATTATTCAAAGATTAAAGAATATGGTATTGACGAAGTATACTGCATTTCGGTTAACGATGCATTTGTTATGAATGCATGGGCCAAAGCACAGGACATTCAAAATGTAAAAGTTATTCCAGATGGTTCTGGAAACTTTACTCGATTTATGGGAATGTTAATTGGCAAAAACCATTTAGGGTTTGGTATGCGTAGTTGGAGATATATGTGTGTTATTAATGACGGTGTTATTGAACATTGGTGGCAAGAGCCAGGCATTAATAACGATGGAAGTGATGATGATCCATATGTACAAACAACTCCAGAAAATATGTTGAGTTATCTAGATCAAAAAAATATGTGGAATGAAGTTGAACAACGAACCACTATGGGCGATTACACGGTTGTTTAATGTATGATATAAGACCCCTTCACAAGAATAATGCTTCTGTATTTGTTGCAGAACGCCATTATTCTGCAGTTATGCCTCGACTAACTAAACATTATCTAGGGTTTCACTTAGATGATAAGTTAGTTGGGGTTTTAACTTTAGGATGGGGAACCAATCCGATGGGAACAATTAAAAAAATGTTTCCAGATTTGACAACTTCTGATTACTTTGAAATTGGAAAGATGTGCATGGATGATTCTATGCCTAGAAACTCCGAATCCCAAATGTTGTCCCAAACAGTAAAGTGGATGCGTGAAAATACAAATGCAAAATATCTGTACACTTGGGCAGATGGAATAGTTGGAAAGCCAGGATATGTTTACCAGTCTGCAAACTTTCTTTATGGTGGTTTTATATGGTCTGATGTATATGTCTCTGAGACAGGCGAGAAGGTGCATTTTAGGACTATACAGAGGAAGATGAAGAAAGAGATGGGTAGACATGATACGAAGTATGGCCCTCGACCAAATGACGCCAAAATGGGTGATATGGGGTTTTCAAGAGTTTGGGGTAAACAGTTCAGATATATCTATCCATTGACTAAGACAGATAGAAAATATATGAATAAAAATTCTACATGTTGTTGGACAAATCAATATCCAAAGGATGAAGATTTGCAGTGGAAAATTAAAAGGCCCGGCGAAACAGAATACGAATGGTGTGATGATATGCCGTTCATTCATAGTAATGATATAAAACATAATAAGAGTAATATTGCAAGATATAAGGCAGATATTACGATTGATAGTTTTTTTTAATAACCTATATAATTGTGGAGTATATAATGAAAAAGAGAAATATAAATCAATTAAGGATTAGATTGCGTATCGCAAGGTCAAGGACTAGACAATATTGGCAACGACAGGCGTATATAAACAGACAGAGAAAAAATTCTCAGGAGATTAATAATGATAGATTACAGTACAAAGTACACGCTTAGTAGTGTACATACCGATGCTGGTAATGATGAGGTTATTACTCATTCATTCGATGCGACAGATGCAACACTTGGTGAAGTGTTGGAGAAAATCGAAATCTTTTTGATTGCAGCTGGATTTGATTGGATTAAGAAAGGTGAAATTCAACATGTTGACAGTATATCTGATGAAGATTACCACTCTACTGCAGGGGCGGAATTGTTCGATGAATATTCATATTCTGTAAGTGCAGAAGAAATGTATAATAGACTTAATGGTTTAGATAACACTGCCAAAATTGTTGCATTTCCTAAAAAAGAAAAAGAAGAAAATATAACATTGACTACTGGTTCTAATGATTATGTTTTTTCTGGGGAGTATGATATAGGTTCTATCACATTTGATGGAATGGATATTACTGATGGTATGAGTATTACTTTAGATACTTCCGATATTTCTTTTACTCAAGATTATAACGTATCTTTAACTCCAGATGACGTTACATTTAAATTTACTAACTTCGAAAACGAAAAAGAAAAGGATTAAAAATGGCTTTTAAATTATCGAATAGATCACTTTCTAAATTAGAAGGTGTTCATGATGACATGGTTAGAGTTGTCAGCCGTGCCATCGAATTGACTGAGGTCGATTTTGGAGTGATTCAAGGTTTAAGAACGCTCGAAGAACAAGAGGCTTTAGTTGCAAAGGGCGCAAGTCAAACAATGAAGAGTAAACATCTTGATGGACTTGCAGTAGACTTAATGGCCTATGTTGGAGGCCGTGGCGTCTGGGAAATCAATGTGTATGATGAAGTTGCCGATGCAATGAAGGCGGCCGCAATCGAAGAGGGTGTGGCACTCCGCTGGGGCGCAGCCTGGCACATTGATGACATTAGAGAGTGGGATGGTTCCATGGAAGATGCCATGAACGCCTACGTTGATTTAAGACGTTCTCAGGGAAGACGCCCATTTATTGATGCTCCACACTTTGAGCTAATGGTATGAATTTAAAATGGGGGTATTTTTTAAGTATCCCCATGACTTCTTACTTTATCCTTCTATTCCTCTTAGGTTTATTTGGAAAAAGTTTAATGATATTTACACCAGAAAAAAATATAGTAATGTATGAGTTTTTTGGTGTTGTATTAATGCATTATATTTTTTATATTATTTTTTGCTTGACAAAAAGAAAAGAATAGTGTATAAATACAATTGTAATTGTTGATACGATTCAACATACATACTGGACTTGGGGGCAGTACCCAACGCCTCCACCAAAGATACATTATTAACAAAACAGCCGTGGCTGGCTCGCTAGACAATCCTAGGCAATGTTCGTTAGGGGAAAAAGCTATAGTGTATCTTTGATGGGGGCGAACTAGGATCGACAGGTGTGTAGAGATGAGAGTAGATTACCGTGTTGACCTACGATATTCGGTCGAACAAAACTAAACGCAAACGATAACTTTGCACCTGAGTTTGCTCTAGCAGCATGATCAGCGGGGTATGGGTTCCACCTTGTTACCAAACGGGCCCAAAGTCATAGTAAAAGGATTTAATAAATGACAAAGTTTTTATTCGGAGCCGCTTCGGCGGTTTTTTTATGTTCGTCTGCAATGGCAGAAGGCATTAAAGGTTATGTAGATGGCCAAGTTGAGTATAGTGTAGAAAATGAAAATTTTACATCTGAACTGGGATATACAATGGCGCTTCCACAAGGATTTGTTTTGCGTCCATGGGCAGACTTCTCATATGATTCTAATGTAGCATCAGACACAATTAATTTTGATGGTGTTAACTTAGGTATTTCATATGCAGTGTCTCCACAACTTTCACTTTTCAGTAATATTGAAGCGAGTGAAGAGTTTGAATATGAAGATGCAAAAGTAGGAATTAATTTTACATTCTAATTTTTGTACTATATAATAAAGGTGGTAACTTCCTATAAAGTTGCTAATTACACACATCACACAAAAAAGGAGAAATATGATGAGTAATAAAAATCCATTTGAAATTAGACTAGAAGTTTTAAAAATGGCAAAAGATATGTCTGAACAAAGTTACCATATGGCAATGGATACATATTGGCAAACTTTGAATGCGACTGCAGAGACATGGAACAAAAGTGTTGAGGAATTGGTTCAGCATACACAACACATGAAACCAGAAATGCCTGCCCCTCAAGACATCATGAAAAAGGCTCAAGAGTTGTATACTTTTATTTCAACTAAAGAGTAATTTTAATGGGGGGTGCAACGCCCCCCATTTTTTAAAAATGCGTGAAACGCAACGTTGTAGAGATGGTTAGAGATATATAATGATAGAGGTAATTTAACCTCTTTAAACCTTAACCAATGGAATGCTATTGTGAAAAATAAATTCACGCAAGAACTTATTATGGAGAAACAATAAATTATGCCAAGATATGATTTTAAATGTAATAATTGTGAACATGAATATGAAGTTTGGTGCCGTATTGCTGAAAGAGAAGAACATTTAAATGGCTCTTGTCCCAACTGTAGTGTTGCAGGAAAAATCCAACAATTTCTTACTGGTGCTCCAAGTATTGGAGATCCTATTCGCATGGGCAAACAAAAAGTTCCACAATCATTTAAGGAGAATGTACTAGATAGAGTGGCAAAGGTGCCGGGAGCAGTTAAAACAGAGTCTAAATTTAATATGTAATTTTTCACCGTAGATTCCGACTTTCAGAGGAGTCTCATTAGTGAGTAGAAAAACTAGAAAGACAAAATCAAACAGTAATAGTAGATTAATAGGGATTGACGCACGAACACAACTTAAAAAAATTACACCAATAACACCGGCACAAGAAGAAGTATTTGATGCCTTTTATGAAGATCATTTGTTTCTTCATGGAGTTGCAGGGACAGGAAAAACATATATTTCTTTATACCTTGCACTAGATGAATTAATGAACAAATCTTCTAGTTATAGAGATATACAAATTATTAGAAGTGTTGTTCCGACAAGGGATATGGGTTTTCTGCCCGGCTCGGAAAAACAAAAACTTCAATCATATGAAACCCCATATAGAACCATAGTAAACGAATTATTTGAATGTGGCAGCGCATACGAAAGTTTACGAAAAACTTCCCTCATAAATTTTAACTCGACATCTTACATAAGAGGTATGACCTTTTATGATAGTATTATTATTGTGGATGAATGCCAGAACATGAATTTTCATGAACTTGATTCTGTCATAACTAGAATAGGAGACAACTGTAAAATAATTTTCTGTGGAGACTTTAGACAGTCAGACTTTAAATGGAAAGATGAAAAAAATGGAATACTTGATTTTATGAGAATCATAAAAAGTATGGATCGTTTTTCTTTCATTGAGTTTATGCAACAAGATATTGTCAGAAGTCCTTTGGTAAAGTCCTACATAATTAATAAATTAGAATTAGGTTTTGCCTAAAGGAGACTCCAAATGAAAAACATAATCGAAGCAAAAGATATTTTTTCTGCTAAAGTAAAATCTAAAAGTAATAACTTAGAAGATATAAAGTCGTTTATTAACTTAGGTGGTATGGATGAAGATTATGATGAGTCTATTGGAATGACAAATGAACTTCTTGATGAATTTGTTTATATTATGACAGATGAGTATGGATTTGATTTGAGTAATAAAGCTCTTGTTGATGATTTAAGTTTTCTAGGGATTATACTGCAGGCCATAATGGATAGACATTATGGTATTGAAAATGCAATGATAGAGAATATTGATGAGGCGATAGAAGAAATTAAGTCGAGACATGAAAAAGAAGAAGTTTCATAAAACTGCTTGACATGTCGAAGGATATTTGATATACTTTAATAAATTTGGAGTAATTTATGTTTAAACATGTTGAATTGGATTTGCCTGAATTTTCACTTCGAAGTGAAACCCTTAAGTCTGGGACTAGGTATTACTATGATGAAAATGGTAACAAATATCCTTCGATAACAACTGTCATATCACATTTTTCTAAAAAATCCATAATGGAGTGGAGAAAACGTGTAGGCGAAAAAGAAGCCAATAAAATCACTACCCAGGCTGCGAGGAGAGGAACTTCTATTCATCAGTTGTGTGAAGATTATATAAATAACATAGAAATAGATTATAATAAACTCATGCCGAATGATATAGAGATGTTTTTTACATTGAAAAAAACTCTCGATACTAGATTAGATGATGTATATGTTCAAGAGTGGCCAATGTATTCTGAACATTTAGGAATTGCAGGAAAATGTGATTGTATTGCATATTTTGATGGTAAACTTTCTATAATTGATTTTAAAACATCAAGAAAGTCAATGCATCCAAATAAATTAGAGAACTACTTTAGACAGGCATCTGGTTATGCTGTTATGTTTGAAGAGCGAACAAAAATTCCTATAAATAATCTAGTAATCATTGCGGCTATTGATGACCAGAAAGATGCAGAAGTTTATACTTCTAAGCGTGATAGTCATATCAATGGGTTAATAGAAATGATAACAGAATATAAAGCACAATTGTAGGAAATAAAAAACATGGTTCAATATCTAAAAAGTAGTGCAAGAAGATATGTAGGAGTCCCAGACTATTTGGGAGTGATGTATGATTACAACACAAGAACAAGAGCGGGACATTTGTTTGTCGGCGGTTTTAAAAGAAAGTCTGGAATTCGACCCAACGATATCGTACTATTTGATGGAAATATAATTTTACCAGCGACCAACAATTATAGAGAAAAGGTTTTTTCGGTAAATCCTGCAACCACTATTAAATTTGAATATGAAAAAACAAATACTTTAGATCGAGTTAAATGTGGTATAATTCCATTAGATGAACCCGAAATTGGTGAAAGTATTAGTACTGCAAATAATTCCACTCATATATATCAAAATAACACTGCCCAAGAACAAAGTATAAAAATATATTGTGATTATAAAGCAGCCGTGGATTCTAAGTTGAGATTTAGAATCACAGAAGTAGTCTCTGATAATACTCCTGTTCGCAGTACGGAACTTTACACTAAAGGTAATTTATGTCCTGGCGCTCCACTTGGATGGCAAAGAATATTAAGATGGGATATTGATAAGATTCCAGCTTTAGGATTCTCTTTGTCAGTGGGAAAGGAACTTGGTGAAAACGAGTTTATTTTCAGAGACTTTATAAATTCACAAAATAGTTATTTTAAGGTTTTGCCCAATTATTTTTCAAAACAAGGGTCTAAAGTAGACTGCAGGGCAGACATAACTTTCGAAACGGAAGATGTAAGTGCTATGAATTTAGACCCAGTAGCACAAGTTGAAATCACAAGCATTATAGGGAGAATGTAATATGATAAATTGGATTAAAGATAGATTAGCTGAAAGAACATCATGGGATGGTGGCGCACTTATTGCAATGGGTGTTGTTGCACTGCTCTTTGATGGTTTGATTACATGGGCTGCATACGCAGCGATTGTCTACGGTCTTTGGACTATCTGGAAATCAGAATAAACTATTGACAAATTTTACGTTATAGCGTATATTATACGATGTAACGTAAATCTAAGGAGAATTTAATATAATGTTGAAACTTAAGAGTTCAAAAGAATTTAGTGATGAGATAGAAAAACAAGTTTCTAAATTAAACAGTTCATATATTGATACAATCACATACTATTGTGAGAAGAACAATTTAGAAATAGAAAATGTAGTTTCTCTTTTGAGTCCTTTCATAAAAGAAAAAATTAAATACGAGGCAGAAGGACTGAACATGGTTCAGAAGTCTACAGAAAAATTGCCTCTATGATTACCATGTCTGGAAAGAAGATAGATGACTTTGAGGCTTTTAAAATTTATCTTGCAATGAAAAGTCATTTTAATAGTGAGTATGATTTTATAAAGTACAAAGGAAAAGTTTCCCCAAAGAAAGAAACCTATTATAACAGGAGAGACAGAAGAACTTTCGAAGAACTTTCCAGAAGGTTTGATAAAAAAAGTTTGGAAGAATTTTTACTTGCATTGTTCTTGAATGTAACAGAAAATGGTAATCTTGCTATTTCTCGTAATGAGTTTATGTGGACAGGAAATCTTTTAGATAAAGAATCTTACGACACATATAAAAATTGGAAGAAAAGAATTCAAAGTATAAAGTATACTTTTACTAATGATTGTCATGTGTTGTTTACAAGGGCGTCTGAAGAAAATATGGAATTCAATTCTATATTTAAATCTATTGAC